TGTTGTAATTAGGGGAACGAAGCCACCACCACACCGCCAACAGGCTCATTATCAGTTGCACACCTAATGGGAAAATCATTTCTGTTTCGCTGTTACATTTTTGATTGCCCCTTTCAAAAGTTCGTTTTCTTTGTCGATCAGTTCACCCAAGTTTTGGGCCATCTTATCCAGCTTTTCCATTGCGTCCTGTGACTTCACCGGATTTCCCTTGGAAGTGGTGAAGGCCCCTTCCGGGTTCTGGTTCAGAATCAGGTAAACATGGGTCAAGCGAACATCCAGCGCCATCAGGGAAGCCCGTGCTTCAAGAAGATGGGCCTTCCGCATTTCAATACGCTGGTTGTCCGAAGGGAAAATACTGTTGGCCTTTTCCGCATGGTCGATGATCTCACCGGCCAGCTTTGCCACCGGCTCCGCAATCAGCCGGGAATACCGGGCCGAAAGACGGGTTAGAAAGTTCAGGGTTTCAACATAAATCTGATTGGCCGTGTTGATGAACTCGGCCTTGCTTGTGGTTCTCTTTTGCTTCAGAACAGACATTTTCAGTTACACCCCTTTGGGTGGATTATCGACATTGATTGTTCCTTCCGATTTCTCCACATCTTCCAAGTGTTTCAGAAGAACAAATTCAATGTAATTGGTGATAGATCGGTGTTCACGGGTTGCAAGCGCCCCGATCTTGTCAAAGACTTCATCCGATAGGCGCAAGGTGAAAACACGCTTGTTTGTTGCCATACAATACCCCCTTCAAACAGGCTTATGGATATTGTATGGCTGATTTTGTCCGGTGTATGCACTCAAAAGACAGTCAAATGATAGCACTTTACCGGAAAACCCCCATTTTCAAAAAATCGTCGGGCGGCTTACGCCGCCATTATTATTTTTGTTTGGGGTTCCCTCCCGGAACCGCCGCCTTTCGGCGGCGGGATGGGGGCGGGATCATCCTGCGGGGGATTAGGCGGCAAAGCCGGGCCGCACACCAGCACAGTAATAAGCAGTGTAATTGGTGTTGGAGCCATCCGTGGCGACATACTGGAAATAATAGTTGTTGTTGTAATAAGGGGAACGAAGCCACCACCACACCGCCGTGGACACGGCGGAATGATTATAGGCTACTCTACTATTACCGGCTTTGTAGTAATCGTATTGTGCCTGATAATTCTGTTCATAGCTATTTGCATAGCTTCTTGTTCCAAACACTTCAAATTCAGCAAGCAAGAACAGGTAATCAGTAGTTGCCGTTACATAGCTCTGAACATTGCCACCACCGTTGGCGGTATTATCTGTGTACTTGGTCACGGGTTGCATAACCGCCCTCAAATCGGCGGGAAGCGCCGCCATCAAGCTATTCGCCAACGGGCTTGTGGGGGTGTTACTGTTGCCCAATACGGTTTTTCTCATGTGTGAAGCGTTCCAACCGCCGCTGTTCGTCTGACTGGTATTCATGCGGAAACCATCACCGGTGTTGTTATAATTGCTATCACACAAAGCAACTGCCGTGGAACCGATCTTCCCGATTTGGAAGTGAATCTTGTTCGCACCTTCCTTGGCGGAATTGTGGTTGAAGCCCAAAATAAAGGCGTTTACGGTCAAGTTTCTGAAAGTGTAATTCCTCACGGTGCCATTCAGAACGATGGATTTCACATCACCAACGGCCCAATAGTTGGCTCCCAAACCTGCGGAACTGACTTCCCGGATGGTTGCCCAACTGTTATCGTTCAGAACCTTGGTGGGCAATGTCACTTCAACGGAACAGGTCTTATTGGCCGGGGCCGTGTGATTGGTGCCAGCGGCCACGCTGACGGTGATTGTGGCGTTTCCTTTGGCCTTGGCGGTAACAGTTACCACCGAACCGGAAACACTCACAGAAGTCACCGTGGGGGCGCTGGAAGTGGCTGTGATTGTGCCGTTACCGGCTCTTGTCACGGTGATGGTGTCCGTGGTCTTTGCGGCGGTCAGTTTGATGGAAGTCTTATTCAAAGACAAACTACCAGCGGCCTTGGCAATGCTCCAAGCAACCGTTTTGGCCCCGGTGCTTCCATCAGCCCACTTGTAGTTCGTTTTCGGTGTGAAGGTGGCATTGTAGGAACCAGCGTTCGTGCCGCTGGTAATTCCTCCAAGCGTCATTTTCCCGCTGTCATAGTTGTTCCAAGTGGGGCTTTGTGCCGAACCGGTATAGGTCAGACTGTTCTTCTGCGTGGGAACCGTCATGGTGGCGGCGTTGATCGTCCAAGTCACTTCCTTGGCGGTCTGCGTACCATCCGCCCACTTATACTGCCCCTTGGGGGTGAAAGTGGCCGTGTAGGTTCCCGCATTGGTGCCGGTAGTCACGCCGCCCAAGGTCAGCGCATCGGGGTTATAAGCGTTCCAAGAAGGGCTTTGGGCCTGTCCGTTATAGGTCAGGGTGCCATTCTGCGAAGGAAGAACATTGATGATGTAGACGATACCGGACACAGCATCCAAGGCCGCATTTGCGGCATCCTGTGCGTTCTGTGCGGCTTCCACACAGGTTCCGATCTGGTTCAACAGATACGGGTGGGCGGTTTGGTCAAGGTTGTGTTCGCTCACCTTGCTTTCTGCCGTGCCTTTTTCATCATAGTTCATGTTAGGAAGCTGTTCGGCGGGAACCTTACCGTCCACCAGATCAGCCTTCCCGGATTGACCTTTCTGAAGGGCTTCAATGGCATCCGCATTGGCCTTCATTTGGGTATCAATCTTGTCCATGTTTTCATTCTGAACCCCTACATCATAAAATTCAGATTCAAGGGGTTTAGTCAGCTTGTAGTTGGTTGTTTTATTCGCCATTCTTCAAAACCTCGTTTCTCAACTGATTATGGGTATAGGCGGCAAGCTGGGCATGGGTGAACCGCCCAAGTTCCGCATGGGTATTATAAAGCTGAAGCAAGGTCACAACCATGTTTTGGGGAACAACCCGGTTCAGCAAAGATTCAACATCATTGAAGTTGTTCTTTGCGGCCAACCCGATTTTCACAAGAAGCTGATAGGTGCCTTCTTCCACATCAGCGGAATAGTTTCCCTTCCCGCACAGCGTTTCAAGGATGTTTCGAAGCTGGGGCAAGGTGTACGGAAGTTCTTCATTGATCCGGGTCAGAATACGGAACCGGCGATCTTCAAGACTGTCCGTGCCTTTGGGGGTGATCCCCAAAATCTTTTCCCACCGGGAAAGGCCCATGTTTCCAGCGGTGGGAATGAACTGGTTATCAAGAAGATCATCCGTGGTGTTCCACGCCTTTTCAATTTCCGGCTGTTCGCTCCCCATGATCCCCTGAAACTCCGCATAATCACGAATGACATAGGGAAGATAATCAATCAGTTTGCGTTCCATGCTCCCGGCCCCCTTATCCGTTGATCACGATGGTTCCCGGCTCAATGGTTCCCAAAACCGGGATGTGGTCAAGGGTCAGGGTACAGTTCGCCGCTTCACCGTTGATCTTGGTGTTGGCAATGTCCAGAATACCGGTAATCCCCAACAGGCGGCTTTCTACCTGACTGATACGAACCACAAGGGCTTCATTCTGGTCTGCCCAACTTTGGGCCAGTTCCAAGAAGTAACCGTTGATTGCTTCTGTGACATAGGCGGAAACATCATCCCAACTCCATTCCCGCTGATAGTACAAATCGAAGGAAAGGTTGATGGTATCTTCACCCACGCCTTCCACCCTCACCACATGGCCGATGGGGGCAATGCCCACACCTTCACCGGCGTTCTGAAGGGGATCAACTGCGGTCTGCACTTGACCCACAAGGGTTTCCGAAGGCTTCTTGAAAGAACTGTTGATGATCACCAGCTTCACGGTTCCGCCCACGGTCAGCTTGCTATTGGCTCCCGCCGCATACACGGCATCCAACCACGCCTTGATTTCCTCGGACACACCGGAAAGGCCGCTGATCCAAGTGTCGGTTCCCGTGGGCGGGATCAGCTTGGCCGGGTTCAAATCGCTGTTCCAAACCCGATATACCTTCACACCGCCCACGCCGGGAATGGCGTTCACCTTTTCCAGATAATCCGCACGGTTGCCGCCGAAGGCTTGGGCGTTCAGGCTATCCATGTAACGCTGTCTGAAAACCTCGGTATCTTCTTCATCCTCACCGGGGATCACCACGGCGGAAATGGAACAGGTTTCAAGCCCGTCCACATACTCAATGGGAATCACCGTTCCGGTGTAGTCATTACCGGCTTCACCAGCGGTTTCACAGGTGATTTCATACTTACCACTTCCACGGTCAGCCGAAACATAATAGTTCAGTTCTCCGATGGAAAAGCGGGTGTTCATGGGAAGGTGCAAGGTGGTTGGTGTAATGCTCAACTGCAACACGGCGGGGCTTGCCGGTTGCGGTTTCAGGCCCCTTTCTGCCGCCCTCAAAATGAGATAAGGGCGGGTTGCGGTGTCCGCAAAGGTTTCATTCAGCACCGTATCAAGGGCAATATAAAGGTTCTGCAATTCCACGGCGGCGGGGGCGTCACCGCACCAAACCAACGAACCTTCACGGGTGTCCAAATTGCCATTGATGGAAAGCGCCTTCTGAAGCATCCGGGAAAGGATTGCTTCATAGGTCTGTGCTTCATACATCAGATTTCAACCCCCAATTCTGCATTGATTTCACCAAAAATGCTGACCACCGTGAAGGTAGTCAGCACTTTCTTTTTGTTCACCGTAAATTCAAAGTTCTGAACCGCCGTGATCCTATCATCCTGAAGCAAGGCTTCACGAACCCGGCGTTCAATTTCGGGAATACAATATTCCACATCTTTTCCGATCAGATTATGAAGTTCAACCCCATAATCCCAAGAATGGATCAACCATTCATAGCGTTCCGTGTTCAGGATCAGGAAAACCGCCTGTTCCACGGCTTGGATTTCATCAATGGTGCCGATGATGGTCAGGTTATCGTGGTTCATCCTGAAAGTACGGCTTGGAAGGGTTTCAATGGTGAAATCCTGTTTAATATCATCCTGCACTTGCGGAATCATCATCAAGCCCCCTTTACTCGGTCAATGACCACGAATTTCTTTCCTTGCTGAACCCGGATCAGAAGCACCTTTTCACCGGCCTTCAAAGCGTTGTGAACCTTGAAGGTTTTCTTGCCAACATAGGCGTGTTTGTGGGCTTCATACGCCGCCGCACCAGAACCGCCGCCCTTGTCCTCGGTGGTGTGGTTTACCGTCATATCAACTTCAAAATCAGTCACATTCCGGGTCAGGATCAGCATTTTAGAAGTGTAGATGGATTTCTGATCCACCTGAATTTTCAAGGGTGAAGCGGAAAGGACAGTTCCAAACAGGATGTTCACCGGCTTTCCGGCTTCCACAGCTTCCACCGCCGCCCGTTTCACAACTTCAACAGGATTAGGCAATAAATTCACCCCCGATCAGGTCAAGTTCCATCATGTGTTCATCACCCCTGAAGGTGTGGGTGACTTTGTTCACCACCATGTAATTGTTGGTGACAATATCCCCAAGGTTCAGGGCCACCACCACGGCGCTTCCAGCACGAACCCGCACATCACCGAAAGCGTTCTGAATGGTCAGCTTGCGGGTTTTCTGATCGTACAGCTTCAACAGGGCATCCGCCTTGGCGGAAGCGCCCGTTTTGGTCTGAACTTCTTCAAAATATTGAAGAACACCCCATTGGTTCATTTTCGCCCCGTCCTGTGCAATGAACAATTCCCGCTTACCGGTTTTTTCATTGTTATAGGCCAGCTTGATCTTGTTATAGGTCTGTTCATCAATACTGGATTCATAGCTGAAGTTTTCCCCGGTTTCTTCATCAATCAGAAGGTTCAGCTTCATGGTATTGATGTTCTTCAGGGTCAGCTTCCCGGCATCGTCATACAGAACATAAAGCTGTTTGGTATTCATCAGGGTTTCATCAAGGGCGCTCTGGATCATATCAAACAGGGTTTGGTTTTCTTCCACGATGGTTTCAAGGGTATAACCGGTATCTTCCACCGTGCCAAGGTTCAACCGGAAATCTGTTGCAATGCGCTTCAGAAGGTCGGAAGCCTTCAGACCTTCTTCCGTGATGGTGTCCTTGTTCTTCAGATAGCGCAACTGATCATAGGCCACAACATCAATGGTGCCGCCCTTGTCACGCTTTTTCTTGAACACAAACCCATAGAACATGGCGGTTCCGTTCACAGTCAGCTTCACCGGATCACCTTCAGCAAAGTTCAGCCCCGGCCCCTTGACAACGGTGAACTCTAACTTGCCGGGGGTTCCCTTGCGTTCCAAGGTCAACTTTGCGCCTTCCTCGACAACGGGGAATTGAATGGTGCTGTTATGCTGGATGAACAATTCAACTGCCAAACGGAATCACCCCTTTCAGGAAGGCAAAGTAAGAACCTGACCGGGATAGATCAGGTTCGGGTTCTTGATTTTGTCCTTGTTCAGATTATAGATTTTCGTGTAATCGGCCCCGTTGCCCAACTGCTTCTTGGCAATGTTCCAAAGGCAATCACCAGATTTCACCGTATAGGTGGCGGCTTTCGGGGCCGTTGTGGTGGGCCGGGGTGCCGCCTTAACCGTTGCGGTGGCGGTTCCCCCGGAAGTCTTGGCCGGTTGCACGGCCACGGTCTTGGTGCCATAGGCTCTGTACTGTTTCAGGTTGATCTTCACCTTCACATCAAAGCCTTCACCGGCATCATCGGTGATTTCATAGGTTTCAAGGCCAACGGTCAAATTGGTGTAATGGAACATCCCGCCACCGGGCTTCTGCCGGTTCAGGATGAATTGGAACGGGGTCTTGCTCACCTTCAGCCGTTCAAACAAGGATAGGTAATAGGCGGCGCTTTGCGCCCCACCGTTGCTGAAGGGATAGGACACTTGGGGAAGAACCAATTCAAAGGACACATCCGAAAGGCCAGCGGCCTTCAGAATGTTGATTTCTTCCCCGTTGATCAGGGTCATGGTCTTGTTCTGGTTATTGATCTTCACCGTCACCTTGGAAGGGGTGATGGGCATAAGCGTTCCCGCCATATACAGTTTATACGCCATTACTCATGCACCCCTTCTTCAGAAACTTCCAGCTTTTCAGCAAAGTCATTGGCCCAAGCATCCATGATCCCATCCAAATCAGCATCTTTGGAAATGTGGTTTTCATTGTGCTGTTCAACCTTGATTTCAGCGGTAGTGAACCGGTTGATTGCTTCACGCTCCGCAATGTCACGAAGATAGGCCAAATCTTCTTCAGCAATATCCAAGGCATCAGCGGTGGCCGCTGTGTTGTTTGCAATATCGCCGGTGTTCCCGTAAATGCTATCAAGATCATTGCCAAGGTTGAAGGCATCCAAAGAATCAGCCCCCATAGAATCCAAGGCGGAAAAATCAAACATACCGGAAACCTTATCGGCCACACCATCACCCCAAGCGGCACCGGAAGCAAAAGCATCAGCGGCCCAACCATCTTGGAAGGTGTCAAAGGTAGACATTCCTTCATTGAAGGCATCGGCAACGCTTTTATATTCCTCAACATTCCCATAGGCTTCAGCGGACTTGGCCGCATATTCGCTTGCTTTGCTGGTGATCCCGGAATAGTCGAACTCAACGAAGGGCAACTTGTTCAGGGCTTCACAAATACCGGCCACAACTGTAAGGGCCGTAGAAAGAAGGTTATAAAACCATCCCTGAACATTGGAAATGACATTATGGAAGGCGGTTCCGATATTGGAAGCACAAGCCCCCAAAGCGTTCCAGATACCCAAGGCAATATTCGCCACGGACAGGCCAAGGTTTTTGAAGAAGGAAATCACAACCATGATTCCCCCGCAAATCACACCGAAGCCGCTATTTGCAATTCCGGTGAACTTGGCAACTGCCGCACACGCCGCATAGATAGCCGCAATGACGGCGATAATCAGAAGGATGATCCATGTAAGGGGGCAAGCCAAAAGCGCCGCATTTAGGCCCTGCTGGGCTACCGTAGCGGTGAAAGTGGCTCCCGCTTCCATAGCAGTTGCCGCCGCATGAACGGCCTTGGCCGTTGCCTGAATACCCATAATGGCATTTGTCACCAGCGCCACACCGTTATAAATCAGCATAGCGGCCACAATACCCATGATGATAGGCTGAATCCAACTCCAATTATCAACAATCACCGAAGCAACGGAAATCAGAATATCCAATAGCGAAGAAGCCACATTTGCAACCCCCGCAAGCCCATTGATCAGGGCCGTGGTAACTTGCTGGAACTTGGTGCTATTGGCAATCTGGTTGATCTTGGTCAGGATCGGGGCGAACATGGAAAGGGCTTTATTTTTCATCCCGGCCCAAATCTGCGCCCAAGTCTTGGGCATGGAATCGAACTTTGCGTTGGTTTCATCCGCCATAGCAAACATGGCGTTCTTCACCACTTCAGCCGTTACCTTGCCTTCCTGTGCAACCGTCTTGATGGAACCTTCCGCAATGCCCATATATTTTTCAATGGCTCTTGCGATACCCGGCGCACCGTCCAGAATGGAGTTCAGTTCTTCACCACGAAGCGCACCCGCCGCCATTGCCTGTGTAAGCTGGATCATGGCGTTGCTTTGCTCTTGGGCCGTAGCGCCGCCAATAACAAACTGCTTGTTCACCTGCTCCATGAAAGCAATGACCTGATTCATGTCACCGTTGAAGGCGTTACCGGCGTTCAAGCCAAGTTTCGCAACGGCGGAAGCGGTATCAAAGTAAACGGATCGGGAACGCTGGGCAGAAGCCATGATCTTCTGTTCCAACACATCCACGGAACCGCCATCATCCACCAGCAGATTCAACCGGGCCTTGGTGCTTGCCAATTTATCCGAAATGTTCTGCACCTTATTGATCCCGACGATACCACCAGCGGCAACGGCAATTTTCTTGATGGTGGACAGAAGTCCATTGGCGGAATTGTTACCCCCACGAATGGAATTATTGAACTTTTGCTGTTCATTATTGGCGTTCCTGATATTTTCTTCAATGGCATCAAAGGCGGTTCCCGCTTTCGCCCATTCTTCACGGGCTTCCCGGATTGCCGCCGTGTCAACGGCTCTACCGGAAGCCTGTTGCATGGATTCAAAGGTGTTCAGCACAACACCCATAGCCTTGTGCATACTCTGAAGGGGGCTGGTAACACCATCATAAAGGGCAATAGCGGTTCGGATAGTTCCCACAGGGATCACCACCTTTCTTGGAGAATAGCCGGGGCCTTAATGGTGTCGGCCCCGGCGCTGTTTGCGTTCAATTTCCTTCTGCTTCTTCTTTTCAGCTTCCACCCGAACATCAATGGCCGCAATGATGAAGGCCCGTTCACGCCGGGGCAAAGCATAGAAGGCGGAAGGTGTTAAATGAAGTTCGTGAAGGCAATAGTAAGCAATGTTGGCTTCACCATCACCTTCACAGATCAGTTTTTTGCTTCATCAACCTCATCCTGCATGGTGGTATCAAAACCACACACTTCCTGAATCTTGGTCAGGTATTCGGCATATTCGCCGGGGGTCAGCATGGTTTTCAGAAGGGCATCAGCGCCCATGACCTTATAGCTGTCCTGAAGTTCCTTATCATTCAGATTGGGGAACACGGTACAAGCCACGGCCAGCTTGCCAAGGTAAAGATCATAGTCGGTTTCCTTCTGATACTGGTTCTTCTTGCCGGGAACCGGAACACGCTTGGCACAGGACTTCCGAAGGGCTTCATCCTCGGTGCCGGTGATGGTCTTGATCTCCCAAGGAATGGGGTTGCCATCCTCACCCAAGAAGCGTTTGGAAGCAACAAACTTAATGTTCTCAACGGGAACGGCGTTTTCAGCCAAAAAAGCGGACAGGCTCATTGTTTTTTCCTCCTATATTTTGATACGAAAAAAGGCCCCGGCCCCTACCGAAGTAAGGCCGGGGCGCTCTGCTTACTGCATACCGGCCAAAAGGCTGAAGGTTTCGGGCATCTCGAAATCTTCAAAGGTGAAGTCCATATCTTCATCCAAGTATTCCGCATCAGCGTCAAACTTGGCAAGCAAGCCGCCGTCCATATTGCAATCCTTCAGGATCACGGTCTGACGGCCCACAGAAGAAGTGGGATCTTCATTTGTCACCTGAATGTCAAAATAGACATCCTCGCCGGTGTCCTTATAACGCTTCATCAGCTCACGGAAGATGGAAGTGTTATAGTGGAAGGTGGCGGAACCCGTACCCTTCCAGCCGGTGGCCTTATTGCCCTTGCCGGTCTTGCCCAAAATGGGAACTTCCGTTTTGTTCTTCTCAAAGTTGGCTTCAAGGTTGATAGCCTGCATGAAGTTGTAACGGTTATCCCCGATGGTCACGAAACATTCAGCCAAGGAAGCGGAAACAGCATCCTTGGCGTTCATGATGGTTCTATCTGCCATGATGGTTGTACCTCCTTACTGAACATAGACGGTCATATAAAGCTGTTCCATAGCGTTCACGGGGGTCACATAGTCAGTAACCACCACGGATTTCTTGGTATCGCCCTTTTCAACCGTCACATTTTCGCCGCTGAAGTTCTCAATGGCCCGAATATCCTGAAGTTCCGTGTGGTGCTTCACAATATCGTTCCAAAGGGAAATCCGGCCAGCGGCATCATTGGGAACCTTGCCAAGATACTTCTTGCCGAACAGAACGGCAATATCATTGGCGATCTGATCCAAAACTCGGATCGTCTGGTTGCTGGAAAAATCGCTGGACTTTTCATCCGTGATGGAAATGAAGCTGTTAATGTCAGTCAGGACACACACCGCTTCATCCACACGATGGAACATGAAGGAACCTTCCCTGATCCCGTTTTCAAGCTGGGTCTGCGTGAAATCGGTGTCCACATCGTATTCACCATCATAGGTCATGTTGGTGGCGCTCTTATTGACCGCCGTGCCGCCGATCACACCCGTAACCCAAGGGATCAGGGCGGTGGAAGTCTTGTCGGAAGTCAGGCCGTTCTTGACGCTCACAACGCCTTCATAGTCGGCCAGCTTGCGGAAAAGAACCACCTGAAACTTCTTGCCCACATCATCACGCATACGCTTTGCGAAAGCCGCAAACAGGGCGGTGATGGTGGCCTTGCTCTCGGTGCAACCCATAGCATTGAAAGTGTACGCTTCCGCCTGATCAAGATAGGTCTGATAGTCGGAATCGGCCACGGTGCCATTGGTGCCGCCCGTCAGGGGCAAGGAAGCGGTCAGGGAAAGGGTTCCGCTGGACTTCCAATCCACATAGGCATTGGCCTTCAGATCGGTGATAGCGGCCACACCTTCCTGAAGATCAACCTGAACGGTTCCCAAGAAGGTTTCCACATCGAACAGGGGCTTCTGTTCGGTGCTGTTTTCATTGGCCGTGATCACAACCCGAAGATCATTGCCACGGGTGCCGGGGTATTTGGCCGTTGCATAGGTGTTGGACGCTTTCACGCCGCTGGAACCAAGGCGGAAGAAATGAACGGTCTTGGCGTGAAGGAAGATTTCACGCATGGGCTTCAGTTCATCCGCCGTGTACGCATAGCCGAAAATCTTCTGACTGTTCTTGATGAAGTCAGCCTGTTCCACCGTGAAAATCTTGCCTTCAGGCCCCCAATTCATGGCAAGGGGGATGGTGACAATGCCACGGTCAGAAAGGGTGGCGCTTGCCTGCGCCACAGAAATGAAGTTGATATATGCACCGGGCAGAACCTTGTTCTGCACCAAGAAGGTGCCGCCGCCAAGGGCCATATTAGTTCACCTTACCTTTCATAAAGTCTTTGATCAGCCCATCAATCTGATCATGGGTGTATTCCTTCCCATCTTCCAAAAGGACAGACAGAAGATCACGCCGGTCAGCGTATCTCTTGAAGGTCAGCACCCGTTCTTTGGGGAATACCACCGGGGCCGTGATGGGCGGTTCCTGTGCGGTGGCGGCTTTCTTTCTGGTAGCCATTCAATCACCCTTTCTTTGGCTCCACAGTAGTTTCCAAGGTTTCCATTGCGGTTTCCTCGGTTTCTCTGCGAAGTGTCAAATTGTAGTTCACAAAGAAGTGAAGAACCCCGTCTTGCACTTCATAACTCATGGAAGTTCCGTGAAGCACATCCCCATTGGGAAGGGTGATGAACTCCAAACATTCCATCAAATCCCCGGCCATAGTGAACAATTCAGCGTTGTTTCTCCCGCTGGTTGGGAAATAGTGAACATCCAGCGGGTTCCGGTTCATGAATCGGTTCTTCTGCAACGGGGAAATGTCAGGCTTCAGGACAGCAATGAAAAAACAGGGTTCCTTGAAGCCCTGTTCCACATCATTCTGATAAATTTTGTACCCGGCTCCAAAGGTGGCGTTCAGCTTCATGGAAACACCTTTGATGATTTCATTGATCAACTGAACACCCCCTTCAAAGCGTCATACAACATATCATTCAGAATGGACGGGGCCAAGGTTTTCACTTCCTGTTCGGAAATCGTCAGCATGAACCGCCCCTTCACCCAACTTGCCTTCAGGGTCTTACCCAAGGCGGGAACATAGCGCCCCGGCGTTTGCCGGTGGCCGTATTCCACATAGGACGCATATTCCAAGTTGTTGATGATGGTCACGGTGTACTGATCCCCATGTTTTTCAATGGGAAGGATCGTCCAAGCATCACGCAAGGAACCACCGCTGTAACCGGCCCAATATTCCTGCTTGGCTTCATCCGTAGCATAGGACGGAACCACACCAACCGGGGTTCTTTTCTTCACCTTGTTCAGAAGGATTTGGGCAACCTTCTTGGCGGCATCCCGGCAAAGCCGATCCATGTCAACTTCCGAAAGCTGTTGAAGGCGTTCATCCAGCTTCTTCAGTTCCCGGTAATCACACCGGCCCCATCTTCCCATCAGGCCCACCCCCTGAAGGGTTCAAGCATGATTTCTTGATGGTTGGAGAAAACACCCGGTTCACCGGAACGGGAATAGGTGAAGGTTCGTTCCACATCATTTGGCCGGGTGACAATGATCTTACATCCTGCGGGAACCTTCACATCCGGGGAAAGGAACAGCTTCACCACCTGTTGGGCGGTTGCCACTTCATCCCCATTGGTTGAAGTTAATGTTTCAAAAGACAGCTTGCACGGCTGATCCTGAAAAAGCGGCTTTTCTTCAGAATCCGTCAGGTGGGTGACAGGATCGGTGACTTCCTCACGAATGAAGATAGAACACCGATCCTTCCACAACCGTTCCAAGGCGGTTCGCACGGCCTTATTTACCATACCAACCGCCTATAACGGTAGATTTCACCAATGCGCCCGTTGATCAGATAGTCAATCAGGCTGTTCAACCTCTGTTCAGGGGTTGAACTACCTTCACCAAGGGCAAAGGTAATGTTGGTGTCACCTTCCTGAATGGATTTCACCGCCGCATCCAAATCAAACCCTTCAAGCTGTCCAGAACACTTCTTCATGTTCAGGTATTCGCCCACGGCCATAGAAACGGCCAGACTTTCCAACCCCTCCGGGATTTCGGAAAGGTTGGAAAGATTTTTGATCCGCCATTGAACATTGGCCAAAACCATATCCAACAACGGATCATCAGCGGCCCCCGCCACGCCAAGGGCCGTTAGCATTGCAACCGCTTTATCACGCAACGGGGTTCACCGCCTTTCTTACGCCGCCGTGATTTCGTACCAACCCTTGGTCTTGGGGTTGTCACCGGAACCGGGCGTGACCTTCACATAGCCGATACCGGAAGCGGCGTAATAGGTCTTGTCGCTGGAAACCGTGGTGTCAGCGGTGACAGCGGCGGAACCGGTGATGATCTTCACCGCCTTGGCTTCATTGGTCATGGCCGCAAGGTAATACTTGCGGGAATAAACCGTGTTGCGGCGGATGTTGCCTTCACGCTCCTGTTCCACTTCCGTACCCTTCTTGTTGAACAGGGTAACAGCTTCCTTGGTGGCAATGACCACCTTGCCGGTTTCGGCGTTCTTCTTGGTGTAGATGTTGATACCGCCCACGGTGCCAACATAGCCCTGCTTGGCGTATGCTTCCACATACTTCAGATCGTCCTTCAGGGCCTTGCGAAGTTTGCCCATGTCGGCGGGGTTGACGAAGCCGAAGATGGTCACACCCTCAAGGTTTTCCAGATTCAGCATGGCCGCACCATCCACAAAGGCATCAAAGCCAAGGGCGGTGGTCACGATGGTCATGGTTGCCTCGTTGAAGGCGGCGTAAATGTCAGCGTTCACGGTGTTGAACATATCCGTACCGGCGTGCTGGGTGCCGGTGGTAATGACCATCGGATCAGTCATGGCTTCCTCGTCATAATACTGGAAACGGTTCTGTGCCATCTGAATCCGGTATTCCTTTTCGGTGTAACCGGCATCAATGGTCTTGGTGTTACCCGCACCCATAGCCAGCTTCTCGGTGCCATCGGTGGCCTTGTACTTGTGAATCTTGCGAACCATACCAGCAACGCCGGTCAGGTTGTTGTCCACGGTGCAAAACTGCTGAAGATCAAGGTGGCTCTGGTACTGATCTTCAATTTCGTTAGACAGGAAAAAGTTATCGTAGCAAACATTTGCCATTACTCATTACCTCCATAAAGTTCTTTGTATTCGTCAGGATGGTTGACGGAATAGTTGTAGCGATCAATAGGGGTCATAGCCTTCAGCTTTTCAAGGGTCATACCGCCTTCAGCGCCGTCACCCTTTTCAGCGGATTTGGCCCCCTTGAACTTGGTGCCGGTGGACTTCTCAAAAAGAAAAGCCGTTTCCTTACCCTCTACCAGCTTCTTGACTTCAGCATCAAGGCCCTTAACGGTTCCATCCTCCGCCAATTCAGCCTTGCCGATGAAATCAGCCAACAGCGCCTTAACAGCGATATTGTTTTTGGCCCTCGCACTACTCAGGGCCAGTTCAACCGCATTGCTGATTTTCAGTTTCTTCAGTTCTGCGGCGTGATCATCGTCCTTCTTCTTGTTGTCGGCCTGAAGCTGGGTGATCTGATCCTGAAGGGCCTTGGTGTCACCAGAAGCCTTCTTCAGCGTCTCAAGCTGGGTGTCACGCTCTTTGATGGTGTTCTTGGCGGCGGTCAGTTCGGTGTTGACCTCATTGAACCGGGCCTTGGTGACGAAGGAACCGTTCAGGCCCTCCATAACCTTTGCGGCCTGTTCTTCAGTCAGGCCCCATTCCAACAGCTTTTCTTTAGTCATTGTTGTTACCTCCAAATCCTTTTTTACCGTGGGTTAGGAACCACGATTTTCCCCGGTTCTGTTTACCGCCCACCACCGGGAAACGGCGAAAATGGTATGAAAAAACCACCACCGGCCAGAAGGCCGGGGTGGTCAGATCATCAATATAGGGATTTTTCATCCAATTCAGGTGCCCGGTAAGGGGTTCCCTTATCCAAACAATCCTGAATAATGGCTTCCACTTCCGCTTCCTCGACACCCATCAAGGCGAACAGGGGGAAGTTCTCATGAAATCGTTCAAGATATTGTTCAATCAGTTCAGCCATTTTCAACACCCCTTTCACGGCTGATTTGCAATCACCTTCAACATATCTTCATACATGGCATAGGACTTGGGAAGATATTTCTTGATGGTTGCCAAACTTTCCGGGGAAGTCATGGTTGCGGAAGTCATTTCCGCAAAGGCTTCAGTTCCAAGGCCCCAATCAATCCCGTTGTAAGTTCGGGTTGTCCAGTAGGAACCACCACCATGACCAATACCACAGCGGATTTTTCCACGGGTGGCCCCTTCCAATATATCAGAAAGATCACCGTACTGCAATGGGGTCAATGCCTTCACTTCCGCTTGAACGGCGGCATAGGCATAAGATTTTTTTACCTTGAACCCACCATACTTGATGTAATAATCAGCGGTGTTTTGCGACATCCAGCCTTTTTGTACCCAATACGGGAAATCATCTTTATGGGCCTTCATGTCAGCAAGAACCCGATCCACCCAATCATTCACTTCATCCTTGATGGTTTGTGGAAAAGCCCCGCCCTTGTAAGTAGAAGAAAAATGCCATTGACCATTCGGGGTTCCAAGCTGTGCCGCAAGCCCATCAATGGCATGGCCGCTTTCATGGAAGGTGGTTGCGTAAGGGGCGCTCCAAGAACGGCCTTTAGAATCGGCATCAATATTCACATAAATATTTTTGCCTTGGCAATATGCGCCGCCTTGATGGTCAGCCTTTGCAACCTTGATTTGGTTTTCATACTTATCCCAAGCGGCCTGAAGGTCAGAACTTTGGCAAGCGTCCACACGATCACGAATCTGATCATAATGGTCTTTGCCGAACTTCTTTCCAAACTCGGTGTTGTAGTCACGAAGCGTTTTGGCAACACCGGCCCCGGTTGCAACGGTCAAGCCAGCCTTGGAACCGCCGTTCACGAAGGTCTGAACCCAATCAGCATATTTCATGTTGGCGGGAACATAGTACACATCCCCATCAGCGTTCCGGGCGGCTCTTTCTCCGGCATACTTGGGATCAATGGCCGGGGCCGTAGTTCCTCGACAGTTGGGATGGAACGGCGGCACGGTCACACCGGGTTCATATTGGGAAATGGGGATCACCTTACCATCAAGCCCACCACAAATGGAACAGGTATGGGAATCCAGCGTTTCAATGATTTCCACCATTTCAACATCCAAATCCTTGTAACATTCCTTGGTGGCAACGGCGTTGAAATAGGTGGTTTCAGTATTAACCAACCGCCCCGCCTTATACCGATGAACCCCGAACTGCTTCTGAATGGCTGTGGTGATCTTGGATGGGGAATCACCCCGAAGAAGCCCTTGCGTCAGGCTCTTACTGACCGAACCCACCAGATCATTCTTGTTCAGCCAACAGCGATCCCGGAAGGTTCGCCCGTCCGTTGTCCAAGGCTTTGAAAGCAATGTTTCAAGTTTCTTCTGATCCAGCCCGGTAATATCCCAACCAAGGCCCACACCCTTCTGAACCTCAAAAGCCGTGTGGGTGTAGCCATTGCCCACAACCTTCTTCAACAGGGCATCCAGACTATCAACCTGATTGCCGTACAGCAATTCAAGCTGTTGCTGAATACCTGTCTGAACAGCTTCAAGGCGGGAAATGTGGAACCGGGTAGACGCATTTTCCAGCTTCTTCAGCCATGCCGCATCCAACCCGGCCTGTTCACCGATCTTGATATACTGTTCAACGCTCCAATGAAATTCTTCAAGCTGTCCAGCGGTCAGCCATTTCCGGGCATCGGTCAGGCTGATTTGGTTGTTCCCCGCAAAACGGGCATACCAGCTTTCAATTTCCTTCTGAACGGAACGCTGTGCATCCAGATACAGTTCTTCCATGTCCTGAATGGTCTTTTGGGCTTCTCTGTGGGCGCTGTCCTCCAAGATGGAAAACCGCCCACGCCAATAATCCGCATTTCTCATGGGCCGTTCCTCCAATCCTGAAAAATGGCTGGGATGGTTGGAATCGAACCAACGGATCAGGGGATCAAAACCCCTTGCCTTACCTCTTGGCTACACCCCAATATAAGCCCAACCGGAATTGCACCGGGGCATCAATGGCAAGTACCAGTTACCAAAGATGAACTGTTTTTATGGGCCACAGCTTATATTATTTTGGAGCAAGGACGCATCACCCGAAACGCTCCCCGCCATGGTGCTGAAGGTGGGATTTGAACCCACACGCCTTGCGGCAACGGATTTTGAATCCGCCGTGTCTGCCTATTCCATCCACTTCAGCAAATAAGACTTCCCCATCAGGGCTGAAGGCCCCGCAAGCATTTTCAGCCAAGTCCAACAGGGAAGCATGGTAGCCCGTGCCGGGATCGAACCGGCGTTACCGCCGTGAAAGGGCGGTGTCTTAACCGCTTGATTAACGGGCCATGATGGGCCGGGGAAGGGAATTTCACCCTTTGGCGGGTAGGAGTAATAGCACCCCGCCACACTCAAGGTCTGCCCCGGCATATATTGTGAAACGGCGGGGGTTATTCACCCTCGCCATTGTCACCTTTGTTCTGGTTGCCGGTCTGGAAGGCCCCGGCGTATTCCTGTGCCTGTTCCATTGCTTCATCCTTTTCCTTACGCAACCGGGCCAGCTCCACTTCAACATCCGTAACCCACGGGTGCTGTTCCACAATGGTTTCCGTGGACAGAATACCAACGGACTTGGAACAGTTTTCAATGGATTCCGTTTCATTGATTAGAATGTCACGGTTGAACACGATCTGAAGTTCAGCGCCTTCATAATCGCCCAAGCCCCTGTTGCTGAAATCCTGATTGATGAACCACAACAGTTCTTCAAAGGCCGCTTGGAACTCGGTTTCCATGCCGTTTGCGTCAAGGTCAATGTCAGAATACATGGATTGAATGTTCATCTGGTTGGGGTTGCCACTCAAACGATCATCCTTGGCATCGTAACCACGGGCATTTTCAATCAAGGACTTCTTCAGAAGTTCCAAAATGCCCTTGTAGTTCTCTGCATTGATTTCAACCTGAAGGGTTTCAACCCCGCCATCCTCACGAACCTTCACGGCTCCATAGGTGGAAAGGTTGTGGCGGAACTCGCCAAGGTTTTCACCGTCATAGTTCTTCAGAACCAGAATGGTGTTCCGTGCGTCCTCTTGCATATTGTTTTCAAAGTCGGAAATCATGGTGTTGATTCCGTCCTGAAGGGTTTTCACACGGCGGATCAGGGGGATTTCCTGTTTGTTATACTTGAAGGGAACCAGCGGAATCCTTGTCCAGTTGAACCCCTTGGGTTCTTGGCCTTCTTCCTCAACCATGAAATAGTTTTCGTGTTCACCGGCTTCCACATCGGCAATCAGCATATCATTTTGATAGATATACCGGTAAATGCCATCGGCTTTGAAGATTTCCACCTTCTCCACCTTTTCCTTCTGGTAGCCGTTCCACACTTCTTGGGTGTAGTAACGAATCGCACAATCAAGAATGGTGTGATCATCGTCAGCCCAAAAAGGAAGAATGTCATAGGCCGGGAAATGCTTGAAGGACAATTCACCAGCTTCATTGTAGTAAGGATAAAGCCAGCCAAGGCCACCGTTCAGGGCATCTTCACAAACATATTTCAGAAGCCGGTAAAACCGTTTGTTGAAAACCTTGCCCAAAGCATCCGTGTAACCCTTATCCTGACAGTTCAGGGTGAAGGGCTTGCCCACAAGGTAGTTGGTTTTCTGATCCACCATCAGGGCATATTGGTTATCAATCAGGCGGTTGTTCGGAAGGTTCGTCACCACCTGAAGTTGACCGTTTTCACCAATGATTGTGCGCTGACGCTGAAGAATGTCATGCTGTCCTTCATAGTACAGATCACCCATAACCTGATCCTTGCGGCGTTGACTATTCTTCCATTCCTTGATTTCAGCGGCGAAGAACTGATTTTCAGTCATGCCGGTTCGCCCACCCTGAAGGATCAGGCGGTTGATACGCTCCATAGCGTTATCCAGAAACATATTCACTTACCGCCTTTCTTCATTGCTTAATAAACGCAAACACACGGAAACCGTGTGTTTTTCGTGTGTTTTGTTACTATCATGTTATTAGTCGAAGCTGAAGGCGGGGCCAACCAACATATCTTCCAGCCCGTAACGCATAGCGTCCATAAGGTGGTTGAAATCATCAATGGGAACATTGATCTTGGCCCCGAACTTATCTTCTGCCCATGTGTAGTTTGAAATCTCTGTGATGAAGTTCACGCATCGGGGATGAACAATGATGGTGTAACCCTGAATGTACTGGATTCCGTTGTTCACGCTGTCCTTGCCCTTCCGGGCGGCTCTGATACGATGAAGGCCAGCATCCCGCAATTCATCAATGCTCTTGGGTTCGGCACAATCGGCCTTAATCCGTTCCTTGCCGTAGCCCATGCCGGTGATCCGGTCACAGATTGCCCGGTTCGTCAGGGCCTTTTCATACAGTTCATCAAACACCCAAATGGTTCTTTCCTTCTCACTCACCAGCCCACAGAACAGGGCCGTGGGATCGTTGGTATAACCGAAGTCAAGGCCGAAGGCGCTTTTCACATCAGGCTTTTTGGAAATAGCCAGATAATCAAAGGCTTCTTCCCGCCAATTATCGAAAATCAGGCCATCCACAATGCCCCAACCCCCAAGGCCAGCCACCTTGTAACGGCGGGGGTTGTTTTCCTTCATGGTGTTGAACACCTTCAAATCCGCCGTGTCCAGCCATTCATTACACAGGTAATTGGTGGTTGTGGCGTAAATCTGCCCATCCGGGCTGATCCAACTATCATGGAACTTGTATGTGGGGTTCCCTTGGGCATCCTTGCCGGTGATCTCCCCGAAGAAGCGTTTCCTGATCCAATGCTTTTCGTTCCACGGGTTGAATGTCAGCGTGATTTGCTTGAACAGGCCGGTTTCTTCCGGGATAGCACCACGGATGGATTCATCCAGCATATCAAAATCAGCTTCATTCATGATTTCGTATGCTTCTTCAATCCAGCACCAGCACAAAAACCCTATTTCAACCGTAATTGAAGTGACCTTCAGGGGATCATCAAGGCCCCGGAAGTAAATCTTCTGACCGGTGGGAAGGTAAGTCATTTCAAGGGGGCTTTCCTTGATTTCCCAATAGGCTGAAACCCCAAGGCGGTTGATTGCCCATTTCAGTTCGGTGAAACAGGAATCTTTCAAGGTTCTGAACACCTTACGAACCACAAGGGTATTGGCTTCCGGGTATTGCATCATCCGTTTGATGATGTTCAGGGCCGTTGTCTTAGATTTCTTGGAAGCACGGCTTCCCTTACACACCCGGTAACGGCCTTTGAAGTTCCAGAAGGTTCCGTAACCCTTACCAACCACTTCAGGAAGGTGAACCCGCTTGGCCTGTGGGCTAATCTTCAAGTTGATCATCCCCCGTGATAATCACCGGAACGGCCCCTTCCACACCTACCTTGTCCGTGAACATACCATAACGCTTGCCGATCAGTTCAGCGGCCTTCAGCCTTTCTTTGGCTCCAACCTCTTTCTGCGTCAACTCTTGGCAACCGTCACCGCACAGGATCGGGATTTCTTCAGTATGTTCACCCCGCATCACCGAAGTCAGGTATTTCATGACTTCTTCAGCATCAGCGATCTTGGCCGAATGAAGTTTTTCAAGTTCGGTTTCGATGTACGCTTTCAAGTCAGGTTTTGCAAGGTTTTCAGAACCCGTCTGCTTTGCGGTCTTGGGCGAATACCCCGCCTTGATTGCCGCATCCGTAGCATTGCCGCTGATCAGGTATTCATCACAAAACTTTCGCTGTCTTGGTGTCACAGGTATTCACCCCTTTCATTAGGCATAGAAAAAGCGCCCCGGTTTCCCGTAGGCGCAATTTCTTATTTACTATTCTATTGATTCTTTACTCTGTTTGAAACCGGTGGTGCTCTGGTTTTCTCGGTTGTTTAGAAAGTCGCTGTTTGCCTTGGCAAAAGCAAGCAAACCCTTTCCGTGGAGTTCAAAAACCCATTGCATGGAATAGTTCAGTTCTTCAGAAATATCTTCCCATTTTTTCAACTGAATATATCGCCCGATCAGAATATTTTGCTGATCAAGGTCAGGAATCCGGTTGATCATGGTAAACGCTTCCTGTTTCATGCTCACAAGTTCATCAATGCGCCGGTTAATATCAGCTTCAAGATCAATGATCTTGGTGATGGTTTCTTCAAGGGTATTCTTGGGACCTGAAGTCTGAATCTTGTCCTGCTTCAGTTGGCTTCCGGTAGAAGTCAAACTGGAACGCAAGGTTGCAATGGTGCTATCAAGCCGATTGATCAAACGATCCGTTTTCCTGATTTGGGCAAAGTATTCCTTGGCCTGTTGGGAAAGGTCTTTATCATTCACTATGTAACACATCCTTTCTGGAATAAATGTTGAAGGGCATCAAACGCCGGTATATCAAGGGTTTTCGGAAAATCCTTCAACATTCAAGATCAGAAGCGCCTTCTTCACTATTATTACATTCTTCATATACTATATATTTTTTCTTCTAAATAATTGAAGTAATCTGTTGAATGTTGAATGTTGAAGGATTTCACAGAAAATCAAGGTATTGCAAGGGTTTCAGGGCCTTCAACATCATTCCATATATATTGAAGGCCGCTGTTCCAACCCCTACTGAAGAAAGACGGGAAGAACCGGAACCCCACAATCAGAATCCTTTTTATTGGCGAAATATCCTTCACCAGCGGGAATGGGTTTATAGCCACCATCGGGGATTTTGACAATTCCAGAAACATCCATAGCCGTTCCACCACAACGGCACATGATACAAAATGGCGAAGGCTTGTGATTCTTACCAAATTCTTCAATGCCCTTTTCCAAGAACATCCACCATGACCGTCCGCATTTATCACAGCGGTATTTCATGGCCCCATGAACCAAAACTTCTTTTTTCATCGGTATTCCCTCCCGGTCTTACGGTCTTTGATTTCAATGCGGTTCAGAAGTTCAAACCCCGCCAAACGGGTGATGTACTTCAGGACGAAGATCAGGGTGTTCACCCGCTTCTGCTGTTCATCCTCGTCACGGATGATATTCTTTGTGCCGTGGTAGGCTGTCGGATCGTGATACCCTTCAGCATTTTCCCAAGGTTTAGGCATCGGTTTTCCCTCCTTCTTCTCTGTACCATTCTTCAATGTCACACCCAATGTCCTTCAGCTTTTTACGGGCCAACCACCCATCATCGGCTTGTTCCATCAGGTAATGTTCCCGTAGCTTCAAGGTTTCGGCATAGAACAGCTTCCACGCCAGCTTCAGGCGCTTTGGGCCAAAGCCAAATTGGGTGTGAAGCATCCACAGGATGGATGATTCTTTGTCCATGTCAAAGGCCCGATCATTTTCCACAATCTGTTTCTTGATTTCCTGATCCAAGGCCCGTTCTTCAGCTTTGTTGAACTGAACAGCGAAGATTTTACCACCGGACTTCTTAAACATCGGCATGGTATTCACTCCAAATATCATCGAAGCATACCGGGATCAGCCAATGAACCTTGTCCAACAGGATCAAGGCCACTTCCCGCATCTGCGGATGTGCGGCGGGTGAACAGCGCAACTTCAGGAAATGCCGCCATTCACGAATGTTGGCCGTCATGACCACTTCCGTTTTCAGGCTGTTGGGAAGAACCGAACGGGCTTCTTGCGGGGTGGCTCCTGATTTCAACAAAGAAAAATAGCATTGTTCAGAGATCAGACAAGCGTTTTTCCATGCCCAATACAAATCAGAACCTTCAGGCCAGAAGCAAGGTTCAATCACCGTGATTTCCTCACCGAACTTGCCCTTGCCGTAGTTGCAATAGCGGGTGGATTCCTGACAGTAAGAAGCCATCCGGTGGCGGACGATCTCATGAGAAACCCCACGATCACAAATGAACTTCACCGTGAAGGAACAATGTTCCAAAACCGCTTCATGCCCACGCTTGATGATCCCGGCAACGAACTTTTCAGCGGAACCTTCCGTGATTTTGTCCTCGGACTTGTAGCAGACACGGCCACATTGTTCCAGTCGCTTCAGAATAGTGGCCCCATCAATCGGGGTGATGAACTGCACATCAGGCTTGATAATTTTCATTTTCTTCAACCTCCCAATTCATTCCGGTGCTGTGACCGGTAAGGATCGAACCCTTCAGGGTAACGCTGTTCCAGCTTTTTCAAGTTTTCTTCCATGACCGTATCAAGGTCAGAACCAATAGCATCACACAGAACGGCCAAATACCAAGCCACATCACCAAGTTCTTCAATCATGTGGCGCTTATCCAGTTCATGGCCGTGGAAGAAATGCTTCTTCACCTGTTCGGCCACTTCACCGGCTTCACCGCAAAGGCCCAAGGCACATTCCAGCTTCAGCCGATCCATGTTGGAACGGTCAGCGGTTCGCAAGGAATCCCGCATATAACGGTTAGCGTTCATCGGCGTGTTCCTCCGCTTTCTGATCGTCCAATTCAAGAACGGTCATAATGGCGTAATTGGCAAGGTCAATCAGGGTATCACGGATAGATTCATCCTTTACTTCCTGAACCCCGGATTTGGTCAGGCTCTTGAACCGGGCCATCTTATCCCCAAGCCTGATCCGGGGCATTGCCATTCCTTCTTCCGTGAAGGTCTGGTGAAAGCTATCACCATAGTCATGATTTTTCATGGCGTACAAGGCATTGATTTCCTTGCAAATATCGGAATGGCGTTCCGTTTTGGTTTTAGGTAACATTGAAATCATCCTTTCTTTCAGTTGAACCATTTGATCACCGGATCACCGGTGAAGCCCTTTTCCCACACATACCACGCATAGGCAATGGCGCTTTCCGGTTTCCCGGTCATATCGCCGTTTTTATAACAGGCCAGCCGGGAACGGCTGATATAAACCTTTCGGGGGGGGGTACGCTTGAAGAACTCACCCCTGTTTTGCCCCTCCAAGAACTGAACCTTCAGGAACATAGCCACTTTTCCACCGGGGCGGACGCTTTCAAGCGCCCTTTGAACAAATTCAAGCCCCATTGAATACGGCGGGTTTGTGATTATATCGCCTTCAAAATCGTCCAGCGTTTCCTTCAGGAAATCCAGCGGTTCAGGATCACCGAAGCCCCGGTAAATCAGATCGGTTGAAATGACTTCATAACCGTGGGCCTGAAGCACCTTGGAAATGTGGCCTTCACCACAGGCCGGTTCCCAAATGACCGGGGAAAACTGTTCCAGTTCCAGAAGCATTTCCACGGCCCTTGGATCGGTGGCGTAGTAATCAAATACTTCTCGTTCTTCAGGAACATGGTTGGAACTGCCTAATGTGGTGAACACCTTCTTGGAACCACTCATTCTGCGCCACCTTCCATTTTCTTTTGAAATTCTCTATATTGCCGGGTGTATTCATAGGATTTTCCAAACACATGAATAGCGGCTCTATAAAGATTTGGTTCAAATTGTTCAGCAACGGCAAGTTCTCTTTCAAAAAACTTTCCAAATGGGCAACAAGCGCAACCTGTCCGATCAAGTCCATATTTGCAATAACAGACAGAATGAACGATCCCAAACGCTTCTTCATACGCCTTTTTATCGTCCTTTTTGAACCAAAAGATGGGCCTAAACTGATCCGCTTCACCGCAAATTTCATCAAAACATGACTTGTATGCGGTTGATCTGATTCCACCTTCTGCCTTTCGTACCCCTTGAATAGAAAGATCGGGATTGATGATTTTTTCCACCATCTTTGCCGTTCCCTTTTTAGCTCCATCACAGCATCCCGACGATATGGGGAAATCTGGTGGATTGGCAATCATAAATTCCTTTAACCATTTCCGGTTTGAAATGTTTAATTTGGACTTTTCGCCCCATTGGTTACACCACCAGCGCAAGGCCGATTTACAACGGGGATATTCCGCATATAGTTCTTCAAATGGCTTATCTTCCCACTTAAACCCATGCTTCTGAAGGCGTTGAATATTATTGCTGATCTTTTTGCTTAAAAAGGGAACCCCATATTTTTTAACTCCAAGGGGAACCGGAATTTTAGCCCGATAGCGTTCAATCGTAATTCCATACTTCTGTTCCAAATATTCCAAGTGGCGTTTTGTAGCGGCAAATTCAAGGCCGGTATCAAAGAACGCATAATGAACTTCACTTAATGGGTAGCCAATCCGTTCCACCAGATCAAGGACAATATCGGAATCTGCTCCACCACTTACGC